GACGCAAGTGGTTTATCAGGACATGCTAATGGGGCAAAATTAGATATCACTAGAATATGGTGGTCTTTAGTACAAGGTACTGCTGATGACAATACAGGTCATGTACAGATACAATTTAAAGGTGCTTCATCAGATACTATCGCAATTCAACTTGCAGGTACAGGTCACTATGATGGTACTGCTGGTAAGATTACGAATAACGCAACAAATACTGGTGCAACTTCAGGAGACCTAGAGTTAAGTGCTTTTGGAACTTCTGGTAGTGTGCTTATCGAATTAAGAAAAGACGAAAACTTCACAGCGTAATTCTTATGACAATTAAGAATACAACGATTGTGGATACAACCTCTAAATACATAGTAAAATCTGAGGGTGTAGGGGGTGAAATAGACCAAGTAATCGTTGACGCTGAAAAGTTAAGTGGTGGTACTAATCAATCTAAAGTGAGTATGATTGAGTGTCATTATCAGATCATAAATAAGTTTCCAGGTAAGAATGGAAAATTATTGTTTAGTGCTGATAGTGAAGAAACTGATGGGCCACTAGGTGGATTATTGTTGACTGGTAAATATGGTTTAAGACCCGGTCAACTAAAGTTTGGTGATGATAAGAAGATGACAATAACAACAGATGCTCTTGTAAAGAGTTATCTGTTAGTAACAGAATTTAGGAGAAATAATTAATGGCAGATGTTGTAACAAGTCAAACAATAGTAGATACAGTTGGCACAAAAACTGTTATGAAGTTTACTAATATAAGTGATGGTTCAGGTGAAACACTTGTAACAAAGATGGATGCTAGTGCATTGAATTTTATGACCGAAGATGCTGAAAGAGTTTTAGCAAAAATATATTGGTCAATCAATACAACAAATGGTAAATCAGGAGTTGAATTACTGTTTGCAGGTAGTGGCACAAGTGCTGCTAATGCAACAATAGGATTTTTCTCAGGTACTGGATTCCATGATTACTTTACTGCTGGTAATAGTATTCCTAACAACGCAACATTAACAGCAAACACATCACCTGCAGGTGATATTTTATTATCAACAAAAGGTTTCGTAGCAGGTGATAACTATACGATTATCCTTGAAATAAGATAATGGCAAAAGGTGATAAGACAAGAGCAATTCTTGAAAGAATTGTAGGAACTAAATCAAAGGCAACTTTAGCAGAAAAGTTTAAAGAAGCGTTTGTTGAGAAGTATGGAATTAAAAGAGAAGAATTAAAAAAAGGTATTGTAGATAAAGTCTATAATCAAAAAGAAAAGGTGGAGAAATGAAACTAATTACAGAAACTATTGAAGATGTCCAGGTCTTAACCGAAGAAAGAAACGGTAAAAAAGATTACAAAATTAAGGGTGTCTTTATGCAAGCGGATATCAAAAACCGTAATGGCAGAGTTTATCCAGTTGAAACACTTGCAAAAGAAGTTAGAAGATATAGTAAAGAATTTATTGAGAAGAAAAGAGCATTTGGTGAGTTAGGACATCCTGACGGACCAACGGTGAATCTTGAAAGAGTTTCACACATGATTACTAGTTTAAAACCAGAAGGTAAAAACTTCATCGGTGAAGCAAAAATCATGGATACTCCTTATGGTAAAATCGTTAAAAATTTAATTGACGAGGGTGCTGTACTAGGTGTATCATCAAGAGGTATGGGTTCTATTCAACAACAAGGTGGTAGAAATCTAGTTGGAAAAGACTTTTATCTTGCGACTGCTGCTGATATAGTAGCAGACCCCTCAGCGCCTGACGCTTTCGTAGAAGGTATCATGGAAGGCAAAGAGTGGGTATGGGATAACGGTATGCTGAAAAGTGTAACGGTTGAACAATACAAATCAGAAATAAAGAAAGCAAGACGTTCAGAATTAGCAGAGGTTAAGTCTAAAGTGTTTGCTGACTTTATGTCTAAACTAAAATAAACCTACGCAGCATAATAAAAAAGCGTAGGGTTTAAAATGGTAATTTGTATAAATAATAGTAAGTAAAAATTAATTAATTTTTAAAGGAGACCGAATGTCTGAAACTGAAGGAAAGAAAGAAGTAGAAATTTCAGAAGCACCTAGCGTAATTACAAAAGACGCTGTGGCATCTGAACCTACTCACCTTAAAAATGACGCAGAGGATCTTGGTGCTCCAGTTGTTAAACCAACTGACAGTAACCCAGACGCTACGAAAAAGGTATCGAAAGTATCAGATCAGGTTAATAAGGATGCGAAAGACGGTTCTTTACCAAAAGACCAAAAACCATCTGGCATGAAAGAAGAAGAAGTTGAAGTTGAAGGCGATGAAATTGCTGAAACTGCTGAATCTTCTGAAATGGACATTGACCTAACTGATGATGTTAAAGCATTAGTTTCAACTGACGCAGACTTATCTGAGGAATTCAAAGATAAGGCAGCGACAATTTTTGAAACTGCTGTTAGAACAAGAATTAAAGAACAGACAAAGATCCTTGAATCACAATTTGAAGAAAAACTTTCAACTGAAAAAGAAACAATGAAAGAAGCTATGGTCGAAAAAGTTGACTCATATCTAAACTACGTTGTTGAAGAATGGATGAAAGAAAATGAATTAGCAGTTGAAAGAGGTATTCGTACTGAAATTGCTGAGGACTTCATTACTGGTTTAAAGGACCTTTTCAAAGAACATTATATTGATGTTCCAGAAGAAAAATATAACGTGCTAGACGACTTAACAAATCAAGTTAAAGATTTAGAAGGAAAACTTAACGAACAGATTGAAAAGAATGTAAATCTTACTAAGGAAGTAAATGTTTCTGAAAGAACAAATCTTGTCGCTGAAGTTTCTGCTGACTTAGCAGATACAGAAAAAGAGAAGTTTGCTTCAATGGCTGAAAATGTTGAGTTTGATAGCGCACCAAAGTTTAAAGAGAAGTTAGAAACTATTAAAGAGTCTTACTTCCCTAAAACGAAAATCGAAGAAAGTTCGTCTAAAGATGAAGTTGATTCGGTGGCGGCGAATGAACCTGTTGTAGAAGCAAGTTCAGATGCTATGGCTGCATATACTGCCGCTATTACAAGAAACCTTAAGAAGTTAAAAGCTTAAGGGTGAACACTAAAATTAACAATAATTAGGAGAGATAAAAATGTATCTTACTGAAAATTTACAAGAAAAGTGGCAGCCAGTCCTAGAGCATCCAGATTTGCCAAAAATCGAAGATTCTTATAAGAGAGCTGTTACAACTGTTATTCTTGAGAACCAAGAAAAAGCAGTTAGAGAGGATGCTAGTTTCATGTCAGAAGCTGCTCCTACAAACGCAACTGGTTCTAGTGTAGATAACTGGGATCCAGTATTAATTAGTTTAGTTAGAAGAGCTATGCCAAACCTAATTGCTTACGATATCTGTGGCGTTCAACCAATGACTGGTCCAACAGGACTAATCTTTGCTATGAAGTCAAGATTTGGTTCACAAGCAGGTGCTGAAGCATTATTCAACGAAGCTGACTCAGACTTCTCATCTAGAGATGCTGCTGGCGGTTCAGGTTCACCTGATGCTCAAGCGGGTACTAACCCTGCAACACTAAACGATAGTCCATCTGCTGGTACTTATACTACTGGTTCTGGATTCACAACTGCACAAGCAGAAACACTTGGTGACGGTACTGATGAGTTTGCTGAAATGGCTTTCTCAATCGATAAAGTAACTGTTACAGCAAAATCAAGAGCTCTAAAAGCAGAATATACTATGGAACTTGCTCAAGACTTAAAAGCAATCCACGGTTTAGACGCTGAAACAGAACTTGCGAATATTCTTTCAAGTGAAATACTTTCTGAAATCAATAGAGAAGTAGTAAGAACTATTTACTCACACGCTAAAGCGGGTGCTCAAGTAAATACAACTACTGCTGGTATCTTTGATTTAGATACAGACTCAAATGGTCGTTGGTCAGTTGAGAAGTTCAAAGGACTTATGTATCAACTAGAAAGAGATGCTAACGCAATCGGTCAACTAACTCGTAGAGGTAAAGGTAACATGATTATCTGTTCTGCTGATGTAGCTTCGGCTCTTCAAATGGCAGGTGTTCTTGATTACGCTCCAGCACTTTCATCTAACTTAAACGTAGATGATACTGGTAATACTTTTGCTGGTGTACTAAACGGTAAATTCAAAGTATATGTTGATCCATATGCAGCGAACATATCTGCTAGTCAATACTACGTTGTTGGATATAAAGGTACTTCACCTTACGATTCAGGATTATTCTATTGCCCATACGTTCCACTACAAATGGTGAGAGCAGTTGGTCAAGATAGTTTCCAACCAAAAATTGGTTTCAAAACTAGATACGGAATGGTTCAAAATCCTTTCGCACACTCTGGCGCTGATGGCGCACTAGATAACTCTGGTGCTGTTGCAGCTGCTAGTCAAAACTTATATTACAGACGAGTTAAAGTTACAAACATTATGTAATTTTTCTCTTTGTAGAAAGAATTAAGAGGGCGCTTAGGCGCCCTTTTTTTGGTTTATAAATATCAATGTCATAACTTATAATAGATGACTTTAATGAGCAGGTGAGGCTCAGAAGGAGAACTATGTTTAAGCAAACATTGACTTACTTGACAGCTGTAGTGCTTTCAAGTATTTTAGCATTCCCACTACAAGCAAAATCCCCTAAAATTGGTTTCATTTACATTGGTCCCCCAGGCGATCATGGATGGACTTATATGCATGATCAAGGTCGTCAAGACATTGAGATTGATTTAGGGTTCGAAACTACTTACATTGAAAACGTACCAGAAAATGCAGACGCTGTTAGAGCAATAAGAAAACTTGCTGCTTCTGGTCATGACTTAATATTCACAACATCTTTCAATTACATGGATCAAACATTAGAAGTTGCAAAAGACTTTCCTAATGTAAAATTTGAACATGCTACTGGATATATGAGAGCAGACAATGTGTCTACCTATTCATCTAGATTTTATGAAGGTAGAACAATTGCAGGACATATTGCGGGTAAAGAAAGTAAATCAGGAGTGATAGGTTATATTGCCTCATTTCCTATACCTGAAGTTGTAAGAGGTATTAATGCTTTTTATCTTGCAGCTTCTAAAGTGAATCCAGATATTAAAATTAAAATTATTTGGGCATATACTTGGTATGATCCAGGTAAAGAAGCAGACGCCGCACAAACTTTAATTAATCAAGGTGCAGACATTATTGTCCAACATACAGATACATATGCTCCTTGTCAAGTTGCACAAAAGAATGGTGTTAAGGCATTTGGTCAAGCATCAAATCAATATGACTTTTGTCCTGACGCACACTTAACAGCAATCATTGATGAGTGGGGACCCTACTATGTTGCAAGAGCAAAAGCACTTGCAGACGGAACATGGGAATCTACTGATACTTGGAAAGGATTAGATAGTGGTATGGTCGAAATGGCACCGTATCGCAATATGCATCC